CTCTTGCAAGCTTCAATAGATCCGCAAAATATGATGCTCGATGTTTTGAAATCAATGGGGCTGAAATACAATGCGTGAAGATCAAATAAACACAATGACCACGAAGCTGCTGGCGCGGCTAAACCCGCCAAGAGCAATATCATCTAATCCAGAAGGCATAAAGGCAGAGGCAGAGCTTCTATGCAAAACAATAAATAAAATGGCACCAAGCCGTGAATATCAACAGTGGTTCGATCTGTTTGAAGAAGCGGTTTTAAGCAATCTGGAAACCCGTACATGGCCGACGATTAAAGAGTTAAAAAAGGCTGCAAAGGAAATAGCACCAAAGCGGCCAGAGTTTCGTGATTTTACTCAAGAGCAAGCATGGTCGCCAGATCCTATGACTATCAATGCAAAGAGAATAAAAGCCGGTGAGCCTGTTTCTGATTGGTGGGTTGTTGGAACCGGCGCAGAACACCTTAAACGAAAAGGCTTAGTTTCATCTGATGATCTTGAGCCTTATAGAAAATATCTTGATTACGAATTGCGCTATGTTAATCGTTAATAACCTCAATGATGAAGAGATGCTTTTATCTTCATTCGGTATCTCTAACTGGCCTCGCTTGCGCGGGGTCTTTTTTTCGCTATAATTAGCAAAACCGACAACAGGACACATCAATGCAAGAATGGCCCGCTGATAAAGTAATGCGCCGCAAGGTTGCTTCACTTATTCCATATGCAAGAAACAGCCGCACTCATAGCGATGAACAAGTCGCTCAAATAGCCGCTAGTATCAAAGAATGGGGTTTTACTAATCCAATCCTGGTGGACATTGATGGAGAAATAATAGCCGGTCATGGCAGATTATTAGCCGCGCAAAAGCTTAATATTGATGAAGTTCCAACGATGACAGCCGTGGGATGGAGTGAATCCCAAAAGCGAGCCTATGTCATAGCAGATAATAAACTCGCATTAAACGCTGGCTGGGATAATGAAATGCTAAAGGTCGAATTAGATGGCCTCAAGGATTTGGATTTTGATATAGATTTAACCGGCTTTAATGCAGACGAACTTGCTGACTTGTTTCCAGAGCCAGAAAAAGCTGGGCTTACCGATGAGGACGCCGTTCCAGAAGCCCCTGACAAACCCGTAACAGTTGAGGGCGATATTTGGGTGCTTGGCAACCACCGCCTTATGTGTGGAGATAGCACAAGCATCGAAGCCTTGGAAAAGCTATGCGAGGGGCAGCTTGTCGATATGTGGTTAACCGATCCGCCTTATAATGTAGCTTACGAGGGAAAAACTAAAGACGCGTTAACTATTGAAAATGACGCAATGAGTAATGATGAGTTTCGTCAGTTTCTCTGCGATAGTTACACTGCCGCAGATGCAGTGATGAAATCAGGGGCAGTTTTTTATATATGGCATGCTGATAGTGAAGGTTATAATTTTAGAGGTGCTGCTTTTGATACTGGTTGGCAAATACGCCAATGCCTAATTTGGAAAAAGCAATCAATGGTTATGGGTCGCCAAGACTATCACTGGATGCACGAGCCTTGCCTATATGGCTGGAAGGATGGAGCCGCGCACCTATGGTCAACGGATCGAAAGCAAACCACAATCCTAGAGTTTGATCGTCCAAGCCGTAATGCAGAACACCCAACAATGAAGCCTGTTGAGTTATTCTCATATCAAATGCAAAACAACACCAAAGGCGATGATTTGGTGCTAGATAGTTTTGCAGGATCAGGAACGACAGCAATAGCCTGTGAGAAGTTTAATCGTAGAGCTAGATTAATGGAGTTAGATCCAAAATATTGCGATGTCATCATAAAGCGCTGGCAAGACTTCACTGGCAAAGAGGCAATTCACGCAGAAACAGGTCAAACCTATGCAGAAACAAACCAAGTTAATGAGCATGGTTGAAGCCGCGTCAAATGTTCTTATTGGATATATTATCGCAACCGCAGCAACTTATGTTATATTACCATTACACGGTTATCAAATAACCACGCAAAAGGCGCTATCGATTTCACTAGCCTTCACAGCTATATCGTTAGCACGTTCTTACATTCTCAGGAGGCTGTTTAACAGGTTTTAATATGGCAAACGGTGAAGCTGGCAGACCAATGATTGAACTAACCGACGATCAAATTAGGGAGGTTGAAACCCTTGCGGCTGTATTATCTACAGATGACATTGCCGATTATTTCGGTGTAGGTCGCACAACTTTTTATGCGCTAATGGATAGAAATCCAGATATTTCTGAACGCTATAAAAGGGGAAGGGCTAAGGCAAAGGCATCAATATCAGGTGGATTGATTAAAAAAGCACGGGCTGGTGATACTACTTCGCAGATCTTCTATTTGAAAACGCAATGCGGCTGGCGTGAAACCCAACACATCGATCACAGCAGCACAGACGGATCTATGACACCGCAAACAATAGAGCGCATAATCATTGACGAAGCTCCAGATCCAGACGCCTAGATGGGCATTGCCTTTGCTTCAAGGGCAAGATGGTCATCCAAGATATAGAGGCGCAAAAGGTGGTCGTGCATCTGGTAAATCACATTTCTTTGCAGAAGCAGTAATTGAGCGCCAGCTTATGAACCCAGATACTAGGGTCGTTTGCATTCGTGAGGTGCAGCGATCCCTAAAGTTCTCAGCTAAGCAACTGCTGGAAGATAAAATCAATGCGCTGGGCGTTGAGCATTTGTTTGAAATACAAAATACCGAAATAAATAATTTACGCGGCAATGGAATTATTATCTTTCAAGGTATGCAAGACCACACAGCCGACAGCATAAAATCGCTAGAAGGTTTTGATATAGCTTGGTGCGAGGAAGCGCAGAGTCTATCAAAGCGATCTATTGAATTATTAGATCCCACCATGCGTAAAGATGGCGCGGAGCTTTGGTTTAGTTGGAACCCCAGAAGCCCCAGCGATGCCGTGGAGCAAGTATTTCAAGACAATGATAATAAATGCTTAGTTCACGTTAATTACAGCGATAATCCGTTTGCGCCGAAATCAATGGTTGATCTTGCTGAAACGGCAAAGGAGCGTGATTTTGACCGTTACGCTCATATTTGGTTGGGCGAATATGAAACTGTCAACGAGGCACAGGTGTTTCATGGCAAATGGAAGGTAGAGGATTTTGAGCCTATGCAGGGATGGGATGGCCCGTATCTTGGCGTTGACTTTGGCTTTCGCCCTGATCCGTTGGTCGCAATAAAGTGTTGGGTTTATGACGAAACGCTGTATATAGAAAAAGAAGCCTACGGGGTTGGGATCGAAATAGATGACACGCACAACTTTATTTGCAAGCATATACCGGAATTTGACCGCTATACTTGCCGCGCTGATAGCGCAGAGCCAAAGACTATATCATACCTTCAAAGGCATGGTTTCCCGCGCATGGAAGGCGTTAAAAAGTGGCCTAACAGCATCCAAGAAGGAATAAGGTTTATTCGCGGCTTCAAATCTGTCATAATAGCGCCAAACTGCAAAGGTGCGATTGATGACTTTAGGCTTTACAGTCACAAGGTCGATAAATTATCGGGTGACATATTGCCAGATGTTATTGATGCAAATAATCATGCGCCTGATGCAATACGTTACGCAATCGCGCCTTTGATTAAGGTTCAAGCCTCTGGAAGAATGGTGATCAGAATATGAGTAATTCAGTCGCAAAAGTCAGTAACGAAATCCAATACATGCTAGATCAATCTGCGCCTGTGCGTGATTTGGTTGAAGGTGGTCAGCATATGCGTGACATGGGTCAAAAGTATTTGCCTAAATTCCCACAAGAAACCGATGACGATTATGAGGCCAGAAAAGCTGGCACATGGTTATTTGATGGCGTTGGTAAGACGATTGAAGATTTAACCGGCAAGGTATTTGATCAGCCGGTATTCTTGCAAGAAACTGGAACCGATCTTGACGTATGGTCTTTTAATATAGACTTGGAAGGTCGGGATTTATCGCAATTCGCACATGATGTTTTTAATGATGCACAACGATCTGGCATATCATTTATATTGGTTGATGCGCCGCCACGGCCAGCAGATTTAACCAGAATACAAGCCGATCAAGGAAACTTCCGTCCATATTTTCAGCATATAAAGCTTGAAGAAGTTTATGGATATAAATGGCAGCTAATCAATAACGCTCCAACTATTACGCAAATTCGGATTGGTGAAAAGATCACGCAAGAAAACGGCGATGAGTATGATCCTGATGAAGTGCAGCAAATCCGTGTTTTAACCATGCCTGTTGAAAACGATCAAATCGTGGGCAATATGTTTGTGCGTTTATATCGGCAAAATGAACGTGATGATTGGGTGCTTTACGACGAATATCAAACAGCCTTAACCAAAATCATGCTTGCTCAATTAGATATTGGAAGAACCAGCTTTATGATGGCAGAGCCACCACATGCGCGGTTGGCAGAGATTAACTTAGCGCATTGGCGGTCGCAATCCGATCAAGCAAACATTATGCATCACGCTCGTGCCCCAATGAAATACTTTCATGGCTACAGCAGGGAAGATTTAGAGGACTTCGCTGAAGGCGTTGGATATGCTTTTTATTCAGCCAATGAAAACGCGAAGATCGGCGTTGTTGAACATTCTGGCGCGGCCATCGATGCAGGGCGCACTGAGTTAAAGGATATGGAGTTTCAAATGCAAGCAATGGGCTTGCAGTTAATTGTATCACGAACGGGCACATCTACGGCCACAGGCGATATGATTGATGAAAATAAAGTTAATAGTCGCTTGGGAATGTGGGCTGATAATCTTAAAGACACGCTAGAAAGCGCTTATTCTTATATGGCAGAACTCGCTAATATTTCCACCGATATAACAGTGATTGTGAATAAAGACTTCGCGGCAAGTGCGCTTTCACATCTGGATATGGACGCTTTGAGTAAAATGTATCTTGCTGGCGTTATTTCAAAGGTTACTTACATTAATGAAGCTAAACGGCGCGGCATCTTATCTGAAGAAGTAGAGCCAGAAGATGAGGCAGAAATGATAGCCGATCAGCCTATGGACGAGCCTGATGGCAATATCGGATGATTTCGCAGACGCTACGATTAGACATCAAGTTTATTTGCAGCGTTACAAATCAGGCGTAGTGAATAAAATATTAGCTTTGCTGAAGGGCGTTGAGTCTGACATCGTGCAGCAAGTGGCAAAGCGGGATTTGCAATCTTTAACTAGGCGGCAAGTTGATCAGCTATTAGCAAACCTCAAGCGCAAGATTGATCAAGGCTATGAGCCGGTCATTGATTTGTTAAATGATCAGGTAAAGCAACTGGCTGGCTATGAAAAGCGCTGGCAGATGGATATGTTTAGCAAAACTGTTCCGATCGAATTAGATTTTGTTGCACCATCAGATGAGCAAATTATCGCATCTGTAATAGCCAGACCATTTCAAGGCTTGCAGTTAAAGGATTGGTATAAGGGCTTACCCGATGGTCAGTTTCGCAGACTGCGCGAAGCAATTAGGCAGGGTTACGTTGATGGCGATACCACGCAGCAAATAGTTCAAGCCATTCGCGGCACAAAAACTACATCAGGAATATTAAGTATTTCTCGCAGGGCGGCAGAAACCACGGCCAGAACTGCTTTATCGCATACCGCTAACGTTGCAAGAAATCAGGTTTATAGGCGCAACCGAAGATTAATTAAATCTGTTGAATGGGTTGCTACATTAGACGGTAGAACGTCTGCAATATGCAGAGCAAGGGATGGTAAAGTTTATCCAACTGACAGTGGGCCAAGACCGCCAGCACATCCAGCTTGCAGATCAACAACTATTCCTGTTCTTAAATCTTTGCGTGAGTTAGGTATCAAAGCGGATGAGGTGCCGGTTAAATCAACAAGGGCATCGATGAATGGACAGGTTTCATCAGAATTAAATTATGGGGCATGGCTACGAAAGCAGCCGGTTTCATTCCAGAATGAAGTGTTGGGCATCAAAAAAGCCCAGCTTTTCAGAAGGGGTGATTTAGCAATGGATCGTTTCGTTGATCGAAAAGGTAACGAGCTAACGCTAGATCAGCTCAGAGAGCGCGAAAGCGCAGCGTGGGCCAAAGCTGGCCTTTAAAACCGATGGGGAAGTAAAATGGCAAATGAAGCTGAAGCAGTAGATCAAACAGAAACGGTTGATGACCGTGATCAATTAATTAATGAGCTTAAATCGCAACTAAAGGAAACCAATCAAAAGCTGGTGGACTCCAATGAGGAAGCGATGCGGCGCAGAAAGACCGTTGAAAAGTGGAAAGAGCTTGGCGAAAGCCCTGATGCTGTGCGGGAAATGTTAAACAATAAACCGGCAGAAGCTAATAATAACGAAGAAATTATTAATCAGATCAAGCAGCAATATGAAGGCAAGCTATCTGAAAGCCAAAAACGATTGCAAAATTACCAACAGAAAATTGCAATGGCTGAATTGAAATCGGCTTTGGCTGGTGAAAATATCATTCCAGAAGGCTTAGATCCCATCACTTTAATGGCTCAACAACGTATAGCCTTTGACGAAACTGGAAATTCGCGTATAATGAACGCAGATGGAACTAAACCCCTCGCTGGTTCGGGGGCTGATGGCTACGCAACCGTGGCAGATTTGGCAAAAGAACTAGCAGCGTCAAAGATGGGCCAATTATTCGTAAGGGATAACGGTCTATCAGGTGGAGGAAAACCACCAGCGTCCCAGCAAGGGAATCCCCAATCTAAAACCGTAACTCGTTCTCAATGGGATACAATGACCCAGCGCGATAGAGCTACATTTGTAAAAGACGGCGGCAAGGTCAGAGACTAACCGCTAACCAAGGAGAAAAAGAATGGCAAACGTTCTTACTGATTTGGCGGCAGACATTTATGTGGCCGCTGACGTTGTTGGCCGCGAGTTAGTCGGCTTTATTCCAGCATCAACAATCAACGCGGATGGTTCTGAAACTGCTGCTGTTGGTCAAACTGTGCGTTCTTTCGCAACCCGCGAAGCAACAGCCGTTGATATTACGCCTTCTATGACTATCCCAGAAGGAACAGATCAAACCGTTGATAACAAAACGCTCACTATGACAAAGCAGCGTGGTGTTCAGATCCCATACACAGGCGAAGATGTACGCTTGCTGAATGGTGGCGCTGGTTATGAAACTGTTTATGGTGATCAAATCGCACAAGCGATGCGTACACTTGTCAACGAAATGGAAGCTGACCTAGCGACAGAAGCATATACAAACGCTTCACGCGCTGTTGGTACTGCTGGCACAACGCCATTTGCTTCAAACTTTGATCTGGTTGCAGAAGCCCGTCAAGTTTTGGCAGATAACGGAATGCCAATGAATGATGGTCGTATTTCACTTGTTATGAATACTGCCGCTTCAACAAAGCTTCGCAATTTGGCATCACTTTCATCAGTAAACCAAGCTGGCAATGACACCTTATTGCGTCAAGGCACCTTGCTTGATTTGCAGGGCGTTATGATCAAGGAAAGCGCACAAGTTCAGTCGCATACTAAGGGCGGCGCAACAGGTGCTTTGATCAATAACGTAGCTGGTGAAGCTGTAGGTCAAACTACACTAACGCTTGATACAATCACAGTTAATACAACTGGTATTGTCGCGGGTGACGTTGTTACCTTCGCTGCTGACACAACAAATAAATATGTTGTGAATACTGGCTTGGTTGCAACCTCTGGTGATATTGTTATTGGCGATCCGGGCTTGTTAATTGCTGCGCCAAATAACAATGCAATGACCATTGGCAACTCATTCACTGCGAACGTGATGATGCACCAGAAAGGCATGGAGCTTGCAATGCGCGCACCAGCAAAGCCAATCGGTGGTGATGCAGCAGTTGATGTGATGATTGTTCAAGATCCGACTTCTGGTTTGGTCTTTGAAGTGTCTGTTTACAAAGGCTTTAGCAAAGCAATGATCCAAGTGGGTGTTGTTTACGGCTATAAAGCTTGGAACAGCAAAGCAATCGCCACAGTTATGGGCTAATAGATCGGGGGCTTCGGCCCCCTTTCTCACCACAGGAGGTTAATATGCCGCGCCCTTATTTGAAGAAAAAAGGTCTGATCGTTAAGAAGAAGAAGGCCAAGAAGAAGAAAAAGTAAATGGCTGCTAGACGCTCAAGAAAACGCAAATCAACGGTAAACTCTGCTGGCAATTATACAAAGCCAAAGATGAGGAAGCGCTTGTTTTATGCTATTAAGAGTGGATCTAAAGGTGGTCGTGCTGGTCAATGGAGCGCAAGAAAAGCGCAAATGCTGGCAAGGCGATATAAGGCTGCTGGCGGGGGTTATAAATAATGGCCCTTAAAAAGAACCAGCAATCATTGAAAAAATGGACGCGCCAGAAATGGGGTTACACCGGCAAGAAAGGCAAAAGCCGATATTTGCCTAAAGCCGTAAGGGATAGCTTAACGCCAGCACAGAAAGCGGCTGGTTCCAGAGCAAAGAATAAAGCAACGAAAGCTGGCAAGCAAAGTGCCAGATATACGAAAGCAGAGCGCAGGGCGTTGCGGAGATTAAGATGATAAAACGTGATCCGCGCATAAAAAGACTGGGAGTTTCTGGATTTAACAAGCCAAAAAGAACGCCTAATCATCCCAAGAAATCTCATGTTGTTTTGGCGAAGGTTGGAGATAAGGTTAAAACAATTCGCTTTGGGCAACAGGGCGTAAAGGGCGCGGGCAAAAACCCAAGGACAGCGGCGCAGAAAGCAAGGCGTAAATCGTTTTTAGCGCGTCATCAAAAGAATATTGCAAAAGGGCGCATGAGCGCAGCATATTGGGCCGCAAAGGTTAAATGGTGATTAAATGGCACTAGATACAACGATCGGTGGAACAGATACAAATAGCTATATCACTTTAGCTGAGTGGCAAGCATACTGGTCAGAGCGTAATATTGATGTTTCGCAGCATGGTCACGATGCAGCCCATGAGGCTAATCTTGTGCAAGCGGCTCAATGGATAAACCAGACTTATAATTTTGTCGGTGATAAGCAATATCAATATCAAGCGATGGCATGGCCTAGATTAACTATGCATCTAGTCGAAGGCTGGCCGATTGATCCTGATACCATCCCGCAAGATATAAAGGACGCACAGGCTGAAATGGCCTATTTGATACACGAGGGTGCAACGCCTTTCGCAAGCGTATCAGGCGGCGCTGTAGTGCGTACTAAAAGCAAGGCTGGGCCAGTGGAAACAGAAACCGAATATACAAACTTCAGAGAAATACCGCGTTTCGTGGCGATTGAAGGGTTGGTTTCAAGATATACTGTATTCGGTGGTTCACAGATTAAAATGGTGCGAGCATGACAACGATCACGGCCATTGCTGATGCAGCATTTGATGCAGTGGCTTTAGCCATTACAGATGCCATTGATGATGCCACAATAAGCTATGATACAAATGGCACTTACAATCCAAGCACCGGCGTTTATCCAGTAACCACAACCACAATTAACGGCAGGGCTTTGTTTGATACAGAGATCCCTGCAAATGATATTTTTCCTGATACAGTTATTGGCCCACAAGATCAGCTTGTATTGCTAGAAGGTTTTTCTGCGGTTGTTAAGGAAGGCTATAAGCTAACGGTTAATAGCGTTGATTATGAAGTAAAACGGGCGCAAGCCATTGTTGGCTCTGTTTCGTTACAATATGCGGTGGTGCTAGAAAAATGACCGCCAAGCAATTTACCTTGCAGCTAAACAAAGAAATAGCTGATACAGAAGAAAAGATTGAGGATGCGATTTCATTAATTGCAATGGATAGCTTGCGCGGGGTTGTTATGAAATCCCCTGTTGATACGGGTCGTTTTCGTGGAAATTGGATAGTTTCAAAAAACGCTGCAAACAAAACGTCTAGTCAGGTTACGGATAAAAATGGTGGTCAAACAATCACCAAAGGATCAGGCGTTATTGATACTTTTGACATGAATACAGATAGCAGAATAATAATTCAGAATAATTTGCCTTATGCAAACCGTTTAGAAAATGGATGGTCTAAGCAAGCTCCAAATGGAATGGTGGCTTTGACTGTCGCTGAAATGCAGCGCAAATATAGGAATATTCTGATATGAGCTATGCAACAGAGCGCCGCGCAATCGAAACATATTTAAATACGCAATGGTCGGATGCAACGCCGATTGGTTTCGATGGGCATGAGTTTGAACCCACAGCCAACAGCATTCGCGTTACAATTCAGAACGGTCAGGTTGTGCAGGGATCTATTGGCGCTGCGGCAAATCGGATTGATCACATTGGATTAGTAAGCATTCAAATCTTTACCGAAAGCGGCAAAGGAACACAGACTTGGCGGGGATATGCTGAAACTTTAGATGGCATTTTCTTTGATAAACGAATAACAGATGCGGGTGCAGTAGCGACTACCAACGAGTTCATCAGATTTTCACCAGAGCAACAGCACCCATATATTTCTGGCGAAGTTTCTGATATACCTTTTCATATCGCAACTTTTGTCGCACCATTCGTGCGCTACGAGTATAAATAGGAGGCCACAACATGACTGGCATTGCATCAAATCAGCTTCGATCAGCTTTTGTGGCTGAAGCTACGGCTGGAACTACACCATCAAACCCAGCGTTCACTAACAGTGACGTTCCAATTAATATGACCGCTGCACCTAATATGATTGAGCATCGATCATTAGCGGCCAAGGGCGAAGCGGTACAAACCGCTATTGGCGGGATTGACGTTACGGGAAATATGTCTGGCACATTAGTTTATGGTGCTTATGATGATTTCTTTGAAAGCTTGTTCCAAGGAACTTGGACAACTGATGTTTTGAAGAACGCTAAAACCACGCAATCATTGACGGTTGAAAACGCCATTGCAGCGGGTGAAGGCGGCACAAATACGATGATGCGCTATCAAGGCGTTGAAGCAACTGGTGGATCAATTACTCTAACATCAAACGCAGATATTACTTTTGCCTTTGATCTGATCGGCATGGGTTCATCAGATACATCAACCAGCGCGATAACAGGCGCTACTTTTACAGATCAGACTGAGCGCACACCGCTTTCATCTGGAGTAGATGTTGGAACGATTGCCTTTAGCGGTTACACGTTAGATGCATTTGAAAGCGCCACGATTAACTTTAACTATGATGGCCGTGAAGCGCAGAATATTCTTGGCAACAGTTTTACAAAAGGTGGCCTAACAAAGGGCGCGGCATTAGCTGAGATTACTGCGCGGGTTTATGTAGATGCAAACTTTGCAGCTATGTATAACGCAGCGCGTGATACCGATCACAGTTTATTTAGCGTCACTTTCCCATTGGGATCTGTATCTAGCAAGAAATACACGTTGGTTTTCCCAACTTGTAAATTCACTGGTTCTAATTTGGACTTTACTGCCACAAACTCAATGCAAGATATTACCATCAGAGCGCTTTATGATGAAACAACAGAAGATGCCTCAATGAAGCTAACAAGGGCTGTTTCATAATGGCCATGATTGCTTTGGTAAAATTCACCGCTGATATTGATGGCAAGCCTGTGGTTTTTAGGGCTGGTGATAAAATATCAGATGCCGTTGTAAAAAAATTAGGTCTTGCGGATAAACCTCATCTCGCTGGGTCTAATACATCTAAACCGACAAAAACCGAATAAGTGCAGCACTTAGGGGGCTGGTTTGTCGGTATTCCAGCCCCCATCAAAACCGACGAGGAAACCGAAATGCTTAATTTAAAGAAACCTAAAATGTCCGATATGACCTATCGGCGCGAATTTTCTGATGAACTTACCTTTTTATCTGAGGAAGATAAAACGTGGATAGAAATAAAGTGTCGCGCTGGTGGCTGGGCAAATCCTGATTTGGTTAGATTGCGTGATGACATACAAACATATCGCCAAGCAAAATCCATCGAAAGCGCAAAGCTGATAAAAGATACTACTAAATATGCAGAAATGAGCGCAGCAACTGATAAGGAAGTTGGCCGCAAGTTATTTGAGGCGATCTTTGATGCTTGTGTTATTTCTTGGAATACAAATATTAAAAACGATAGCAAAGCAATGCAGTGTGATAAGGATCATTTCCTTGCACTTGCTGATATTCGCATAAATGAAATATCTGAGTATTTTATGGAATTTGCTAAATACGTTGATGAATTATCTAACTTTCGTGCTGAAGCGGATGGAGAAACGGAAAAAAACTAATTGATGCGCTTTTATGGTCTTTTAGGTATTCACCGCGTGATGAAACTTATTTGATGTCTAAAGGCGCACTGAAAATAGAAGATAAACCTATTCCCGCAAATATGACTGCATGGACAGCTTTTCATATGTTGCGAGGCTCTAGGCAAATTGGCTATGGTGGCGTTTCCCCTATACCGTTCAGCGAAATTATGGCATATTGCATCCATGCGGGAGTTGATGACCCGATGGAACGGCAGCAAGTTGCTAAGTTTGTAATGGCACTGGATCGAACGGAGCGCGAAGAATATGGCAACAATAAGTCTAAATCTTAACGCACAAGGAATTAAAACTGGTGCGCGTGACGCTAAGCAATCATTAGACTCGGTTAAGCAATCCGCAACATCCACGGAAGCGGCGGTTGTTCGCAGCAGTAATAACATGGGTTCGGCTATTTCTCGCATGGGTAATATGTCTGGCGCTCAAAGATTTGTATTCCAAAACACTGCAAACCAGCTTGGTGATATTGCTGTTCAAGCGTCTATGGGAACTAATATCTTTAGGGTTTTGGGAATGCAGTTGCCACAAATTGCTGGTGGTTTTGCTATTCTTGGCGGTGCGATGGGAACCGTCTTGCCGATATTAGGTGTAATTGCTGCGGTTGGTTTTCCGATTATTGCGATGTTTACCAGCATGGGACAAAAATCTAAATCTGCGGCTGATATGTTAGATGAGTTTTCAGATAGCTTGCAAGATGCAGATGCAGTTGTGCAATCAAGCCGCGCTCCTTTGTCTGAATTGACTGACGAATTTGGAATTTATGCACAAAATGTTAAAGATACTGCGGAAGCCTTGAGGCAACTTACGCTTCAAGATTTAACTCGTGATATAATGTCAGCGACAAGGGAATTGAGCAACTTTGGTAAAAATTCCGGTATTTTTGAAAGGCTTAGATTTGGCTCTGAACAGTTTGGTGCAGCACAAAGAAAACTTGTCGCGCAATTGGAGATTTCTAAAGACGAGGCAAATTTATTAGTTGATGCTTTGGGTGCGTTGGAAGATGTAAAAACTCCAGAGGATATTGTTCAAGTCATGGGCGATTTGTTTAAAGTCGTAAATGATTTAAATCCAAAAACTGATAAAGGTGCTGATGCATTATTTGAGTTAGCAAAAGCTGCAAGTCAGGCTGAAGCTGATGCCGCAAAATTAGTTACGGTTTTATCAGACGTAAAAACTGGCGTTACTGATATTGGAGAAATTACTCAATTTCAGGCTGGTGGCCGTGGATCTGTCATTCCAAATGCAATGGACATTTTAATGATGGGAATGGGCGGAGAAATCGTTGGTGGCCCTGAAAAGAAAGATACCAAGCTAGACAGAGAAAAACAAAAGCTCGCAACGTTTGCAGAGCAGTTCCAACCAGTATTAACTGCGGCGGCTGAATACGAAGAAACAATGACTAAGTTAAATCGGGCGCGAGAAATTGGTGCAATTACAGAAGAACAACATTCTCAAGCCACAGCCTTTGCAACAGATAAATATAGAATAGCAGCTGGTGAATTAGTTGATTATACGGCT